TGAAGAACGAAACCAGAAAGCAGGTCAATAGGTCATAGAGCAATAGCGCCAGAAAGACCGCGAGCACGTTTGAAAAAAAGGCCGCTTCCATGAATGTGGCAAACTGGTCGACAGTAATAACGATTTGTTCCATATGATCACCTAAAAGAG